TAGCCAAGACATCGTTTGCTATCGAAATGATCCGTCCGCTCGATGCACAAATCATATGTATCGATCGTCACATGTTCAAAGCGTTCGGTTGGGAAAATGTCGATCAAGCATGCAGTTACGACCAGTACAAATACTACGAAGATTACTGGAACGAACTCAGCAATCATTACGACATCCCACCCGTTATCTCACGCAACATGTTCTGGGATCAAATACAACAACAGCCTGATTCAATGTATTGGGCAAAATATCTAAACTAATAACCACACACCATATGAATAATATAGCATACTCATTCCAAAATGAATCTGTATTCGTACACGATCTCACAAACAATAACGCCGTCACTATCACAAGTGACCGAATGAACTACCGTCCATTACTTGATGCAATCAAAGAAGGTAATGAACAATCTGTTCGTGAACTACTCGATGAATCAAATGTACTCAAATCTGTATCCAATGGACGCGTTACTGTTCGCGGTAACAAAGTATTCCTTGATGGCAATGAGCTTCATTCAGCAGAAGCTCAAAAGCTTGTTGATCTAATATCAGAAGGTGCCACTAACATCGATCGCTGGTTCCGCTTCATCGAAAAATTGCACGACAACCCATCGTACAACTGTCGTCAACAAGCATACAACTTCATTGCACATACAGGTATGCCAATGACTGAGAATGGTAATCTTATCGGATACAAAGGCGTAGCCGATGATTACAAAGACAAATACTCTGGCAAATTCGACAACAGCGTCGGTCAAGTACTGCGCATGTCACGCACAGATGTTGACGATAATCCAAACAACGGTTGTTCAGCTGGCTTCCATGTCGGTTCTCATAACTATGCTGACTCATGGGCTGGATCCGACGGTCGTCTCATGATTGTCGAATACAGTCCAACAGACATTGTATCTGTACCCGACGAATCCGGATACGATAAGCTTCGTGTCTGCGAATACAAAGTTATCGCAGAAAGCACTAACCGATCTAAGCTCAACAACGGTAGCTACGGATATGAATCAGACAAAACACATCATATCTGGGAACTGATCGATGAACTCTCATACGGTATAGAGCCATATCGAATACCTATCGATCGTATACAAGAAGAATACCCAGATGCAGACACTGATCTCATTCTTACATCTATTCGTAATCATTCCGACTACCTCGCAAGCATAACATTCGATGACGGCGAACCGTCCGAAATTATCCTTAATTCCTAATACCACACACCATATGACCTGAGCATGTCATGAAACTGCTCATACTATTATGATCATTATTCAAGCAAAAAAATCTCAAATATTCGGAGTCAAAGCACCCATGCCATTAGGTATGGTAAAAATTCGTTTAAAACGATTCTTAGACCGAAACAAACTACGCAACATAATAGCATTAAATAACCAAAATGCTATCACAAAACACTACTAACAACCACACACCAAAAATAACTATTATGAAATTATCAACTAATACAACTAACTACTCTACTACTATTAATAAATCAGCCGACTTCGGTATCGAAGATCAAGATCTATCCCACATCATGGGCATACTCAGATCTCAAATCTATTCTGACAAATTGCTAGCAGTCATTCGCGAATATTCTACCAATGCTGTCGATGCCAATACTGAAGCAGGTAATACCAATCCAATCAGTATTATTCTTCCAACACGCGAAGATCCTGTACTATCATTCCGCGACTTCGGTCATGGCTTATCTGATGACGAAGTATGCAATCTGTATGTAAAATATGGTGCAAGTACCAAGCGTTCATCAAATGATTATACTGGCTGTCTTGGTATTGGTTGCAAAGCTGGCTTCGCATACGGCGATTCATTCCAAGTAATCAGCTATACCAAATCACACATTACTACATGGCTCGCTCGCATCGATGAATCTCAACGCGGTACAATCAGCCTCATCAGCAAAGAACCAAACATCAATAAAGCTACCGGTACAGATGTTCGTGTATCCATTCGCAAAGATGACATTGATTCATGTGTATCCAAAGCAAAAGAATTCTTCAAATACTGGAAGATTCAACCACACTGCAACCTCGAGCTTAGTAAAATCAATATCATTGAATCAACTGATGAATGGGCAATACAAGCTGAAAAAGATGGTCATTATAATTACGGCCGTAACTACGGCGGTGCCAATCTTGTCATGGGTAACATTCGATATCCGATCGATCGCAATCAACTCAATATCAACAACGATGCCTGTCTTCTCGCACAATCTAACAGTGTAATATTATACGCACCACTTGGTGCTGTCGACATCGCTGCCAATCGTGAATCATTGGAATATACAGATCGTACACGCAATGCGCTTGTTGCGATGACAAACAACATGCTCATCGATCTGATATCTCGTACAACTAAACATGTTGCTTCTCAACCAAGCCGTATTAAAGCATCCATATCTGCCGACAAATATGCATCAGTATTACCCAATCAGTTGCATCGTACCATTGTATCCAAATGTACCTGGCAAAATCTACCACTGCTCAATACAATCAGCTTCGGTCAATCAAATATCAAATGTCACGAGCGTACTAAATCCTGGCGATCATCTGACAATACCTATCGCAACAGCTCTAGCGATGCTACATCGTGCGGTCTTACTAAACATGTTAAACTTGTTGTATACTCAGATGACAAGATTGCAGTATCCAATGCCACTCGGCGTATTCGTACTCTTCAGCATGAATCAACTACGGCAAACGAAGATAAATACTATGTCATTCCTCGCAGTCGTCTCGATGAAGTTACACCTCAGCTTACTACAGATGACTATACTGATCTCGATAACATTGATCCGCTCAAACCTACAAGGACTGCCAGCACTATCACCAATGGTACTACTAAAAAATCTATTCGTATCAATGTCTGCGAAGTTCGACCTTATACCTTAAAATCATCAAGATTGTCAGACGAAGTTACTCCTACACCTATGATTGGCAGGGTCACGAAGAATGGCTCGATCATCTCGATAACATTCGTCAAGCAATGTATTATCTAACCAATACCAAACTTGGTGAACCTAATGCTCCTGTCATTCATGGTGTCAAAAAACACCATGTCAAAAAACTAGATGATCAATGGATAACGCTCGATGCATATCTCGCAGAATTGTTTACCGCTTGGCAATTGAACAACCAACATGATGCCGACTTATATGCACAAGTAACATCCAAAGCTATGCACACTCTACCAGAAAAAGCCATGGCAGACATTCTAGAAAAATCGCCCGATCTAGACATCGCACGATTCGGATATGTCGTACAGATATTCCATAAAAACTCACGATATAATTATGGTAATACTAATCTGACTAACAGTAATGACATCATCAATCTATACAATGTCATGATCCGTCTTCAGATAACTGACCGGTCTACTTATCTAACTAACATGTGCGAGTATATGACGCGTCATTACCCTTTGCTCGACATCATGACCATTAGAATGTGGGCAGATAACAAAGACGAAATAGCCAGCCATATCCACAAATATATCAACGCAGTAACTATCTAATATCATGAATGTCCGCACACCATTACCGTACAGCTTTGCCACTAATCGTGGCACTGCTTCCAAACTAAAGTTCCACGGAATTGACGCACCTATGCACAGTGCATCAAGTAACAAACCAGATCTGCCACGCGATACTGTATGTATATCTAAAAGTTCATACAATGTTCACTACCGTGTACAATGGGGACACGATAACTGGAGCTATACTCAAATTGATGTTCCTCAAAAAGTTGGCAACCAATATGGAACTGTCTGGTTAACAGGTGGCTCACCGTCCATTGAAAAACACCATGAACTAATGGACACAGTAAAATCTTTGCATCCTATGGTGATGCAGTTGTTCAGTTCGTAGCATAATAGTCAGCCCTGTCAGCACACATCGTGTTGGCAGGGTTTTCTTTTGTCCCGAGTCATCATGGCTAGCTTACTATCATACATTCCAATATTCGAATACTTCACAGCTCAGGTCTGTTTGCATGTGTGCTTCCGATCTGCCTGTCCGTTCGTTTATGCACAGCGTAAATTCCAGCCCACAACGCAGTCCGCAGGTCAGGATTTTAAGATCCTATGGGGTGAGGAGAGAGGCAGGCATCCGTACAGTTCGGTTTGCTTGTATCACATTCAACTAATTCATTCCCTCTCGATTCATTACTATTATGGCTAATACATTCGATCTCAATGCATTCTTAGGCGTTCAATCTCTTGCAGGCACTCTTGATCTGCGACTTCTCAGCGTTAAAGATAACGATAAAGAAATTCGTCTATCTTTCGTCGGCACCGGATACGACGGTGTTGGAACCGAAATGTACAGCAAGACATCAAGCAATCATGGTTGGGTACTCAATAAGTGGATGAAAGTCTTCAACATCGCCAAACCAACGAAAGCCAAATCTGCCAAAGATGTCGAGATGTGGATCGTTAAACATCTCAAGGACGCCATCGGCGAAACAGTCTTGTGTGAAGTAACCGGCAAAGCAGATATCGGTGACGATCTCTACAATGTCGTTACCAAGATCTCCAACTCCTAATCCATCAATCTTGGGCAGGCAGAGTCCAATCCTCTGTCTGTCCGCCAATCATTTACTATCATGGGAACTTACTACATATCACTATGTCTCCAATATTGGAAAAATAGACTCGTATGGCTTCACCTCAACAAAGCTCACAAAAAATGGGATATCTTAGAAGCAAGAGAAAACATTCACCGTATCTCAAAACGACTATCCATTCCAAAATACAAAGTAACTCAAAACATTAAATTTCTCGAAGACCATTTACCTTGGTCACTCAGTTAACCACACCAAGTAAATATCATGGATACTTACAAA